GTAATCTTTCGATAGAGAGAAGAACCTGAGGTGCCTCGAACTGCAACGCTTTGAGCGACACTTTGCTCCACCCGAATACAGTGTGGCGTGTAGTATTTCCCAATGGCTATCCATTCGTAGTTGGGCTGGTTGGTGTAGGCACAGACGACCTCGAGGAAGTCTCCCTCTATGTGTAAGAACTGATTAGAAGCATGGTCAACATGAGCCGATGAGCCATCGGTGACTGTTATCTTGTGGGCATTCGCCACTACCTTCTTGATCAGGAACCTCATGCCAAGGGTAGCCTCGGCAGCTGTGGGGAGAGTGATGGTGATATCCCCAGAGCTAGGAGAGGCCAGGATCACACTGTCCTGAGCCGTGACGGTATAGTTGGCAGTCTTGATGGTGGTGGTGTAAGGGATGACTGAGGCAGGCTCTGCCACGAATACATTCTTTGTGCCGGATGACCAGCTTACCTTGGCATCGCTATTACTTGATGCGAGGATTGTATTACGAGCCAGGGTTGTACCGGAATGGGTGTACTTCCCTATCCCTACCTCCCAGTTGGTGCCATCCTCAATGACATAGTAGGTAGAGTTGCCATCCCCAACCCCATCACCAAAGGACTGGAAACCAGTAGCGGCGCCACCAAGGGTAGCCGTACCGGTACCTGTGACTGCTGATGTCTCCTTGATCCGGTCACCTATCTTGAAGGCCATCGGCTTCTCCTAGGTGAGGCGTAGTTCAAGGTCTTGGAGCGATAGGGTCTGGCCATTCGATACGGTGCGCTGACCGCCGAGATCCCACCATGCAATCACCTTATTATTAGCATGATTGGCTGATCCGCCAGCATTATCCATAAGGATAGCATAGGAAGCTGGATCTCCAGAGGCAGGAATCGCACCACCGGCAGCAGCCCACTGAACATTCCTCACTTGGATGTATCCATAGTTGTTTGTATTTGCATCGGCATCAGAGATTTTAACATCAAAGTCAGTAGTATTTCTGGTCAGGGTTCCATCTGTTGCGGCATCCGCACCCCCTCCTCCATGTGTATAGCCATTACCATTGGCGATCTGATTGCTGCTTAGGTCAGACCAGACATCAGTGTCTTCATCGGGTGTTGATGTGTCTGTAATGAGAGCCACATACATATCCGTTGTTGTCGATCCGGCATTCATCTGGTTGCGGAAAGCAATCTCAAGTATCCAGACCTTGCCTTTGTTTGTAATTCCGCTAGCCATGCTTCATCTCCTATTTTGGAAAAAATTTCCAAATTGACAGTTCAATTATACCTTATCTATTTCGATTATTTCTACTTCTAAGCAGCCCGGAGCCAGCACTTCTCCCCGAATCACATGGAGGTCATCTATCTGGTTGTCATCCCCATATATTCCAGCATGTCCCATGGCATCCAGTGCCGCCTTGTTGATGTTGTCTATGTCCCTACGCCTGCGATCGGGCATGGTAGCCGTGATGATTACTTTAAGCCTTCCAAGTAAGGGTCGAGGATCATCATCACAATCAGCAAAACAGTCAGCAACGGCAACATCCACAGCATGACGGTACTCCCTTCCCCTCTTGGATATTATCACCCTCCCCCTACCAATGCTACGCCAGTAATTATTCACGCTTGGAGGATAGGGTATTATGATGTCCATTTTTTCGGATGTCCCAGAGTTTGTAGTTGGGAAACATAAATTTCTATTTCATCCTGGGTAACCCGGTTGGGTGCTTGAAGCTCGGGGTCTCGGATGCGCAACCATTGCTCTCGGTTGAAATTCATCGGGTCGTACAACTGTTTATAAGCAAGTTGCTCTGCGTGTGGCATATTTGCTAGGTCATCCATGTGGCATTTCTTACAGGCCCTAAAATAATTTGATAGCGATGCCCACTTCCCCTGGAATCCATGACTCTTGCGTTCCATTTCGTGAGTCTCAAGTGGGAAACCACAGTAGCTCTGTCGCTTACAGACCCAGCAATTCATCTGGTCTTCCGCCCACTCTTTTCTCTCCTTCAAGGCTGCGGTTAGATTCGTCATCAGCCATCTCCTTCATCTTTTTCTCGGTATAGACAATGAGCGTATCATCATCAAAGCCATTCTCGAACATGACGTAATAGATACTGCCTTCATCTGTTACCATTTTTTTCAACATCATAGGGCAGCCATATCCTTTCTCTTCTTAACCTCTCTTGTAATGGCAGAACGCAACCAGTTATGGGCGATAAAAGGTTTACCAGATAAGCACCCATTGAGATACCATGTGGGTACATCTTCTACTAGCATACCTCTATACCTGCCAAACAGCATGCGTGCCCCCCTCCGTTTTGTCCTTACCCCAGCTTCTGCAAGCGGAGCATGTGAATCTATTCTTCTTTTAGTGTATTTAGCCCTCGCTTCGATTCTTGCTCGCTCGATACGCTCGGATGTCTCCCGTTCAATTTTAATTTCCTTGGCTGCCTCGAGAAGCGCCTCGTCTATCGGGCCCATCTCGTCGGACTCTAATATATTTTTCTTTGCCCGTTCTATCTCCTCAATACCTAGCGTGCCCGCCATCACGTCTACGCAGGTAATTATTTTGTGAGCCAGGCTAGCATCAACCAAGTCAATCATCTTGAAATGGGGCTTGGTGCTGGCAGCTATCCTTGCTTTACGTGTATCAGAAGTTGACCCATCGAAGTCCACAACACCGGGAAGAGGTCGTGTTCCTCTGCCAAATATTTGTGTGTACAGGGTGCGGGAACGGGTGGGCTTAGCCATCACAATACACTCGAGGCCGGGGAAATCCCAACCAGTGGTGAGGATACCCACGTTGCATATGTGGGTAAGGCCATGAGAGTCCTCCTGAAAGCTCCTGAGAGCCTCCCTACGGTGTTGTGGTGTACATTTGGATACGTCACTGGCTATCCAATCGGCTTTGATACCGTAGTTGTCAGCCAATCGTTCGGCTACAAGGCGTGCCTCCTGTACGCTTGAACAGTACACCACTGTCTTCTTGTTTGCAGTTTCTCTTGCCGTGATATCAGCTATCTCAAAGATAGTCTCTGAATTTTCAAGTAATTGATTGAGTTGTTTCTGGTTAAAGTCTCTGCCATATGCTGTTCCGGTTGATCCAATACCTGATAAATCAAGTGATTCAAGTTGGACGCAATCAGTCATGGCAGGAACCAGCCACCCATCGGGCACAGCATTGGTGATCCCGTACTGGAACGCACACTTCTCATATATATTTTTCATCGATTGCTTATCATGCCTTCGGGCGGTGGCAGTGACCCCAAGAATCTTGGCGCCCTGATCTCGGTAATGGTTGATAAGTTCTTCCCATGCCTTGGTGATGGAAAGATGTGCTTCATCAACAATAACCAACCCAATATCACGTAGGCGCCGATACCTTTTGGGCATACCAGATATAAGAGTATCCTTGCTGGCAACGATGAAATCGCTGCGGCCCCATGATGTTTCGACTGACCAGTTTTCGGCTTGTTCGATCGCCGGCTCCACTCCAGTCCGAATATATATTTTCTTTGCGGCCTGGCTAATCAGGGTAATGTATGGGGCAATGACCAAGCATCTTCCGTTCTTCCAATCCTTCATTATTTGGGTGAAGATCTCTGTCTTACCCAAGCCAGTAGCAAGTTCAATAAGGAGCGAGCTACTGCCGTTCAGCTCACCAAAATTATCTTGCACCGCTTCCCTGGCGTCGGTTTGGTATGGTCGCTCTACAAAATAGTTTAGAGACCCTTGCTTTCCAGTGCGGCGCGGCTCAGAAATCCCGTCGAATAACATTCCTTGCATTTATCTCCCTCGCATTTCTCGCATTCAGATACCGGTTCACATTGTTTGAATGCGTCCTCGACTTCCTTTAATAGCGTGGTTATTCTTGTTTGTTTCGTGGCAAGATAGTGCCCCACCTCCGGGTTGTCACAAATTATTTTCGTGTCACGCAAGATACGTTGGATATCAAGTATCGCTCTCCGGTAGGGTACGGCAAGCTGGTCGATGTTTGTCCCCAGCACTGCGATCCCTTCGGAAATTATCTTTGCTTGCTCCCCTGGTTCTGCCTTCGCTAGCTCTGCTACTTCATTGCGGCTTACTTTTACTGCACCAGAAAGAACTGCATCTTTGAGATCATTGGGCAGCATATCCACATTGTCAGCGAAGATCTTGTCATTACGAATGGTACGAGTTGATACCCCGGCAGCGTCAGCCAAGATCTGGTCAGCGTTCGCACGCTCCCCCCAAGCCACGCCAGAGGCACGTTTAGCACGCATGTAGGAAAGTTCTTGTGGGGTAAGGTTACGTCGGCCATATTGGTGCCGAATAATCCAAGTCCTAACCTCTTCTCTGGTTTGAGCAGCAAGCACACGGGTCTCATAGGGAAGGTTATGCTGGCAACATATTTTGTAGCGATGATGCCCATCCACAATCTTGCCATCCCATGTCACGATCGGGTCGGAGGCTTTACCTGCGTCCACTATGTTCACCTCAAGCTGATCGTACTCATCCTCTGAAAGGGGGCGTAGCAATCCTTGGAATTCTTTATCGATTAACAGTCGCTCGTTCATGAGTTACTCCTTTCTAGCCCTTGGCAAGGGCGGCTCGCTTGGCATCGAATTGCTTTTTAAGATCACCCTTCTGACCATCTGAGAATCCAGCATGCTCATACTCTGCGATGGCTTTATATATATTATCAAGTGCATCAATGGTGTCGGCTCTCTCGATGCCAGTTGAAGCACGCTGGACAAAGAATTCGTTTTCTTCGCCTCTGCTCTGCACTACAGCATCAGGGTCGTCACCAGTTTCAATCAGGAAGAATTCCCTAAGAGCATACTTCTTAGCTAGGGTCATAGCTTTGCTTGCCCTCTTATCGCCACCATCACTGGCTTCCGCAAATACCTCAACGAATGCTATCTCGCCCGAGTCTACATGATGAAAAGCAAAGACTCTTGTACCAAGGAATAGGGAAACCCTACTGCCCCTGCTGGTGGTATATTCCTCAGTCGATACGTGCTTGCAAGTGGTAGGGTACATGACTATACCATGCTCCACCATGACTGGTCTAATCTGTGCGATCAGCTCAGATTCACCTGCATAGGTATAGCTGAACTTCCCATCACCTACCTTGCCTTTCTTCTGAACGTAAGCTACCTCTTTCATTACTGCCAGTTGTGCTGCTACTAAGCTAGTGTGTTTAGTCATTGGTAATCATGTCCTCTAAATCAACGGTTACTCCCCATCCATCTGTATGCCAGTCACCCATGTCGTGACACCAGCGGATACGATCCAATGTCTGGTGGTTAATCATGCGTGCCTGACCAATCAGGTGTTTGGGAATCTCAAGTACAAGTGACTCATACGGAGCAAAGTTCCGCACAGCCACAAACAAAAATCTCTCTGCATGGAAGACATCACAATAGTGTGCTGCCTGGAAGTGATACCCAAATTTATAAAAGGCATCCCGTGCAAACTCCTTTCCCAAATGCTGGCGTGTCGTCTTGAAATCAATGATCACACCTTGATCTGAAAAATCTGCATCGCACATAGCTTTGCAATCCACACCAGCTATGTTCTCAAGGGCAATGACCTCACTGCGTTTGGGTTCCAATTGGGAAGCGAATATTGCTGCGGCTGGATTATCAAAGATTGATTCTCGCATCCGGAGAAGCTGGTCGATCTCATCCGGTGCCAAAATTATTTTCCCTTTGTGCTCCAGCTCAAATTGTGTCATGTATTCTCGGTGTGCTTTTAGTCGGAGGTTGGTTGGCTTTCCTTCGATGTTGGGTGGTTGGACTGTGATCGAGCTTGAGAAGTCCTCACCATCAGCCATTAGTGCATGAAATGCAGAGCCAAGTTTCATTGCCTTGGTTGCTTCAGGTTCTGGTTGTCCCCTCTTTATATATTTGTGGTAGTACGTCCAGGGCCCCTTGTCTCTGAAATCTTTGAGCATTGAATTGCTGACTTCATCTCGTTCAAAATACTCATCTGCTGTTATATCTAGAACCTCCATGCCTTCTCCTTAGCTCGTCAATAGATTCAAAAAGTGCGGGCAATTCGTTGGTGCTTATTAAATATTCATGGTCAAGAGCACGATCGGCCATGCTATATTTTATAAAATCGAACGGGTCACCAGTGTTCTTCCCGATCTTGTAGATATGATGCTCTACTCCGCTATGAGAGAGACCAAAGAAACGAAAGCAATAGAGTCTCATTTGCCTCGTCGCCTTGCAATCTCCATGGCTAGAGTTTCTTTGATGCTGGCAATAGATTTCTTGCCGCAGCCTGGAACCTTGTCCTCCAAGTCCTCGTCGGTGTAGCCTACTAGATCCCCGATAGTTTGGATGCCAGCCCTCTCAAGAGCATTGATAACTCTATCTTCGAGTGCTGTTTGCGCCAGCGGCATGGTAAACAACGGCCCAGCTGGGACATGTTGCATGCTTAGTTCAGCTTCATCAATTACTCGATGGGCTGAATCAAAATTACCCGCCATCAGCAACGTGAGTACGCGATTCGCGTACATCATTGCTTGAGTGTGGCTCATTGAAAACTCGGTGGACAGTGTGGTTCTCCTCCACATTTATCTCATCCCTGATGATTTTTACATGCTCGGGAGCCTCGATCCCAACACGTACTTGTCCTCCACCAATTCGCTTAATCACAAACTTGATACCACCAGACAAGCTGATTGACTGGCCTGTCTTCCTCGTTAATACTAACATATTATGTAGCCTTTCGTGGTCGCCCTGCGGTTCTTCGTTTCTCTTGGTAACGGTGCAAATCATCTTGGGAAATTAACCACAACCCAGCAGGTAATCGATGCCCATTAAGAAGTTCTTGTCGGAGCAGCTGTCGTACCCTACTAGGTGTGACACCAAGGATCTTTGCGATCTCCTTCGTAGTCATCAAGCCTTCATACATATGGATACCTCAATAGAATTTATTGTACCGTCAACGGAAGCGATGTCAACGATACTATTGGTTAAAATGGAGAGATCAAATGATTAAATCTAGTCGACGAGATAGGATGAAAGATAAATTGTCTGAAGAATCTCCAGGGCCTGGTCGTCATGAAGATAAACAAAATAAAAAGACAGACAAACGTGAATCAAAAGTCGACCTCATCAACGCTAAGGCAAACAAAGCAATGGCCGTTGCACAGAAGCGCAAGTGGTTGGTAATTCTGATTGGTATTGCTATCGCTGCTTATTATGCTATCAAAAGTGGTGCTGGCAGTGGGCTATTCGACTTATTGAAATCTAAACTTGGAGGCGGGTAATGGATACGATCATTGAGAGAATAAAGAGTTTCCTCCCTGGTTTTCTGAAACTTATTTTTTCTAAGCGAGCTGTTGCTGCGGCTGTTACTGCTTTCTTTGTGACCCATGCCGAGGATTATGGCATAGGCAATGAGCCGGCACTTGCTGTCGCAGGGCTAGTAATTGCATTGATCTTTGGTGATTCAATCAGACCAATTAACCCAGACAAAATTACTACCGATGGATAGCATTGTTGCCCTTGTTGCTGCTTCGATCACCGTTATAGGCGCCCTGTGCGGTGGCGTATGGTGGATGAGTGCTCTCTATTCTAGGGTAAGGAGTATCCACGAGCGGGTCGATGAGTTTGTAATGGATCACAAAGAATCACAGACCCGCCTATGGAACAA